CCATGATTGAATTAAGACGATTCACGCGGTTGTTTGCGTCTGTTTCAGTAGCAACACCGACTTGAGTTACTTTACGATCTCTAAGTGGATTCGCTCCTTCAGGAGTATAAACATCAACACGACCAGTTAGGGTATCCGACGTAACATCCATCCATCGACCTGTGTGAACCGTCCCATCATCCAGCGTCACAGAAATGTTGTCCATGTATTGAACACCTTGGTCTTCAAGGATTTTACGAACGTCAGGAGACAACGCGATGTCACCAGCTTTCATCTTGTGAACGCTTGGTTTACCTGCCTTGATTTTCTTTTGTTCCTCTAAAGGAACCTTAAAACCAATAGCAAAAGCGGAGTTATCGTCAAGATATGGATCTTTTCCTTTTCCAGTTTTTAGATCACCGCGTTGTCCGAAGTCGGTAATACGAGTTCCATCTGGAACATTAAATTGAACAGCACCGCCAGCGGGTCGAGGTTCCAATGGAAATCCGTTATTTTTATCAGGCTTAATCAGATTGCGTACTGCTTCTTCTTTGTTGTACTTAGTGACGTTTTGGTCAAATGCGCTTACTTGCCGCTGCGTGAGATCTGGAACAACCTCTTCAATCAGACGGTTATGAAGAATTTTAGCATAAGGACTCTTGTCGGTGTACTGCCCAAACTTATCCGTAAGTTCCTTAATGCGTCCTTCGGTGTAGATCTTAAAGTCATCAGCCGTCGTAATCCCTTGGTCAGCGTATTCGTGAACAGGCTTCGATTGAAGATCCTGAGCAAGCGCTGTGAGCTGTGGTTGAACCGTGGAGTTGAAATAGCGTTTATACGAGGTCTCTACAAAAGCCTTTTCCTTACCAAGCTTATCAAGGAAGCTAACAGCCTCAGGGTCTCCGCTTTCAACACGCTTGATAACCTCTTGAGGACTCAAAGCATTCGCTTCAATCTCCCCTTGTTTCGATTGGATGTCAACGAACTGCCCAAGCAACTGAGAGCCGCCCTTGAGTGCATCCGCAAGTTGAAGCGCTGGGTTTGTTTGAGGCGCTTGTTGAACCTGTACGTTATACTGTCCACCTCGTTGAATCGTAGGACGCAACCCAACCTGACCAAAGTCAACCTGAGTTTCCTTGCGTCCGCTACCGCCCTTGAGTGCTTTAAGAAGTTCTTCTTGTGTCATAAAAATTATACGATTGGTTTAGCTTTAGGAGTCGTGAGTCCTGCTTTTTGTCCTGCGGAATAAATACTCATTCCAGTTTGAACGCCTTCAATAGTAGACCCAACATAGTCGGGTTGAGCGATGGGTTTGTTGATGCTCAGAAGATTCCTTTGATAACCAGCGCCAGCCGATTGAAGTTCCAGCTTACGACCAACACCAATCATTTCCGCTTGCTTACGCTCAGAGAACGCATAGGTTGCCTCCTTACGGGAAATGTTAGCAACAAGTGCTTCCACGCTGAGACCTGCAACACCTCCTTCACCAGCGGCCACAACAGCAGATGCCTTAGCTTCCTTGCCCTTTATCTCGGCCTCTTGGAGACGCTGTGAGCGAGCTACTTGTTCTTGAGCTTCCTGTGAGCGTAACGAAGTAACCTCCTCAAGATACCGCTGGCGCTCTTGTTGGGACGCTAGCTTTTGTTGTTTCTCTTGAGCGTCCGCTTGTTGCTTTTGGCCTACGAGAGATGAAGCAATACTAGCAGCAGCAGTCGCCGCGCTAATGTACGCCATTGTAGTTGCGGTAATAGTTACAGCTTCACACATGATTGGTAATTGTAAATTTTAAGAAGGGTTGATTATTTTTAAGAAAGATTTCATCAGAGAACTCAGCGCCGCAATAAAGCAACCATCGGGTTGCATCGGTATTCTCAGCGTGTACGAAGTTACAAGCCTTACCACCCACAGCCTTTAACATGGCTTTGATCCACTCAGGGCTGTGCCTTATGAAGTCTCTACCAGCTCTAGGAACCAATAGGTCACTCGCTAACGCCCAGATGTAAGGCTCATCGGTGTCTTCTCCACCACAACCAAACATAGCCAAAGGAGTGCCATCGAACCTACAGCAGATTGTGAAGGTACACAGGTCGAGTGTAAGGCCAATCCTAAGTGCATCCTCAGGCCCATGGCCACCACAGTGACACTCAAGGGCATCAAAGGGTCTCATGGTCTCCGCAAGTGGTCCTATGTCGTCAACCACAGCAGACCTAATGATGCACCTTTGGTAACTCCTAAGCGTATCGTGAAGACCGTGTGTGGGCATTGGCTTCAAATTCTGCTGACTGGAAGTTGCTTGAGAATGCGCTGTCATTGACGATCTTAATAACTGAGTCTTTGGCTTCTGTAAAGATTGAAAACCTAAGTGATCCATCCTTGAAGATCATGGTACCAGCACGGGACACATCAACGATACTTGGAGTGAAATCCACGGTCATCGTATCACGAGCCACAGGTGTCACTTCGATTTTAAAGTGAGCTGCATTGGAAAAGAAGACAACACCATTACGAAGGATAAACCTAGTAAGACCCGAAGGAGTACCCTGTGGGCCTCCCTGCTGCTTAAACACAGGCTCACTGAAGGTGTACTCCATGGCGTACCTGATGCCTATGAAGCACGTTGCAGGTCGCTCTAGGTACACCGTGTTGCCAATGGTATTTTCGATCTTAACACTGATACCCTTCTCATCGTAGGCTTCAATAATGTCCCCCTCGCTGACATCGTAGGAAAGATCAATGTAATCCGTAGGCCCACTGGTGACCTTCTCAAGGAGATCTAAGTGGTACGAGAAGTTACCCAAGGTATCCGTTTCACGTCGTTGTTCCTCCATGTTGATGTACGTAAGCATCGCTTTGTTTTCCTTGTTTCCAAGGATGTACAAGGTGCTGTTCATGAACTCAATCCCGTGGATGTCCATCGACATCGTGAACTTAGACCAACTGGAAATCACCTTCTCGTTACCGCTCCAGTAGTACTTGTAGATGTACAGGGTGTTCGTTGTAGATGTGCGTGAAAGGACTGCGATAAGGCTTTCGGTAGAGGACGCTGCGATCTTCACGCTTGATCCTGCTTCGATGTACGAAGGAATCTGTGAAGTGATGTCAGCGGAGTCGTAGGTCATACTGGAGGCATCCAATCGAAACTCACGGATACCAAGGAATTTACCACGAGTGAACGAGAAGTAAACATAGGCTCCAAGCTCAGTAGGTTCCGCAGAGGTATCAACGTCGTAGTTGGTTACTGCGGTGATCGAGATGTTCTTAGAGGTCAAGGTGTCACCACTCTTAACAACGAACTGTCCACGGTCAGCAAACAGAATAAGGTTCTCTTGGAATCCTACGGCTGAGAACAACTTGGAGATCTTGGTGGAAGCAGCAGAGACATCAATGAGGTCTGAGTCCAACAAGGTTCTCACGGTAGTCCTGAAGAAGTTAAAGAACTGCCCAGCTTCACTGAAGATCACCGTGTCGTCCGTAAGGAACCCAAGGCGATTCTTGAAGAAGAACAGGTTGTTTACAGGTTTCCCGATGAACGATGGAAGTGGATTAGAGTCCTCATTACCAACAACACGATCACCCCAAGCAATCTCATTGAACTCAAAGGCGTTAAGACCTGTGTTCACAAGTCGTTGTGGCATCGTTTCTGGGTCAATCTTATAGGAGATCTCAGAGCCAACATCCTCAATCCAACCACCAGCACCAAATGATCCCTCATCGTTCGTCTTGAACTTAACAAAGTAGTCATCCTCCTTGCTGTCGATAGCGCCTCTTACGGCCACCCTGAAGTTGTTAAAGGACGTTACTGGGAGATCACTTAGGTCATCCACAGTCTTAAAGACAACACCAATAGCAGCGTTGGCTAACCCGTCGGTACTTGCAAGATAGAAGGTTTCTCCGAGCTTATGGGTGAACTTAATGGTGTTCCCTAGTACCGTGTGGTTGTAGTTCTGGTGGATTACAGGAGATGATATGGCGGGAGCCGTGGCTGTTCCAGCGGTAATCAAAGCATCCAACCCAGTGGCAATAGTCGTCGTGTCAGCGTTAGCTGCTGTTGTAGAAGCACCCGATACGTAGTTGATGACGGCACTAGAGGCTGTTGATTGAGGATAGGACATCGTTGCCGTTCCCCTTTTTTCATAAAATCCGCTTTGTGTAACAGTAATTGAAACAATTTCTCCGGTCGTGTTGTTAATGTTTACAACATACTTAACGGCTGTCACCATTCCCCCTACGCCTGTAAGGGTGATAGTAGGTGGAAACGCTGAGTTGTATCCAGATCCTGAGTCTTGAATTGTAAATCCAACTAAATCCCAGTAGCTGTTTGTAGGGTAAGACTTTATCCAAACAGGTGTAATAAGGGCTCTCCGAGAGTCCTGACCGTTGAAGTTCAACTGGTAGTTCTTCTGGTAGTCCCCTTGCTTGATAAACACCAAAGCCTCAGAGTCACTAATGGCATCCGTCTTATCCTCGGTCATCGCTGGGGAAACCGTGGTGTTCAAGAAGAACGACGAGTCAGCCAACGTAAGGGGCTTAATGAGCTTCCTAGAATCACTTGTGACAAGATAGCTGGGCAACGGGAAGCCACCAGTGACTCCATTGATTGTCGCCTCAACCCCCGTGAGAAGATTGAATGCCCGTGCAACCTCTGAGTTAAGAACAACAGCGTACCGTTCAGTTTCTGAGCGATTCACAAAGTGAACCAAATCGGTGGACTTAAAGGACATCCCATCAACACCACGGATCACACGGGTACACTGGCGTTTCTTTAGGCCATCACTGACGGAACTCAGGGCGTTGACTTGTTCCTCGCACTGGCCCACAAAGCGGACTTTAGGTGACTGCTGAGAAACACCGCCAACCAAATTGGATACGGATGTTGTAATGTTTGCCATATTTTAAAGGTAAGAATAAACTTAATAAATAGATTTAACTTCTCCGCTGATGTACATTCCGTTACACACGAATCGCTGAGTTTTAAATCCAATCATTCCAGCATATCCTAATGTTTGAGCGACAGCTAGTGATCCAGCAAGAGTTCCGTTTACATACGCAGAAAGAGTTCCAGAAGATAGCACTACTTCAATTTCTCCGGTAAATACACCTGTACTAAATTTGGATGTAAAAGTAACTTCACTGTTAACAGCTCCAGCAATAAGCTCCCGCAAAACTAAAGACGTTCCATTTCTTAAAACAAGAAGTGAATCGGGACTGATGATCTCTGATGATGAAGAGCTTGGCCTATTTTTGTTGATAGCAATTCCGTTGAAACCTGTATCAGTAAGAGTAACATAGGAAATAATACTACAAGGAGAAGTAAGTTTTTTAGAAACATCCGAAACACAAAACCAATTAACTTGAGCATTTGAAATCCGAGACGGTTGAAACACGCCAGTCATTGACGGTAGCTTAGACAGTAGGCCGCGAGTGCAATGAGCTGTATTAACATCCTCAAATTCAATAGATTCAATAAACGCTGCGTTTGCTCCGTCATTTCGTATGGCAAGCATTCTGTATCCTTTTGAAAGAATATGCCCTTTAAATGCTTGTCTGTTACCGTACGCTGGATCGTGAACAAGTCCACAAGTTGAATTGAAAGATGCTCCAGAATAGTAGGAATTTAACGTAAAAGAGAGTGCAGTTTCATTGACAGTTTTAATTACTGGGACAACATTTTCAGCACAATACACGCCTATTGCGTAGGTAAAACCTGCGCCTAGTGCTATTAAAGAAGATGTTCCAGATTTAGAATTTTCCCATGTATACTGAGATCCACCATGCCCTAGAAAATCAGTAGCGTAAAAAATGTCCCCAGAAGTTACGGTTCTAATTGCACCATCTCGCCTAACTAACAAACTAGAAAGATTCCATCCAATCTCATTGTAGGCTTTCGGAGAAAGATGAACGTTGTCAGTCCATTTATCATTTACCGTGTTAATTAACTCTTCCAAGTCCACAAAAGGAAGTCCGTATTGATTTGCAATTTGTTTTGCTGTATAGGCGTACGAACGGATGCTGTTATTTTGAGAAACAGAATTAACAGGTGTTGATCCAAGAATAACCACTGCTGCACCTTTTGCTATTTCACGCTCAATAATAAGAGACAGATTTTTCCTATAATCGACTATGGACACAATACCGTGTGGATACCCTCCGTAATTCAATGCATCGTTGTGTCCGTATTCAATAAAAGAAATATCCGTAGCACTGGAGTTTAACCATCTACTTAATCCTTCAATAGTTGAATCTCCGGGAAAGCCGCGATTAAAAACAGTTATACTTCCTGAAAAGCCACATAATGCTGATGCTTCTTGAAATTTTTCAGGAAAAGGAGTTGGACTGCGTTTTTGACTCGCACCGTTAATCTGTGTATCTACTCCACTAGCTGAGGTATCTTGACCGTATGTAATTGAAGTTCCATAGAAAGCAACAGTGATATTATTTCCGTTATTGGCTTTATTTAATGCATCTCCTAATTGCTTATTATTAGCTGAAACAACAGCAAAACTTGTAAGTTTACCTAATTCGTTAGCAAGGGTCTGCGCTGTGATCTTCTTGTTCGTCCCAGTGGCGGCCATTGCCTTATCTTCAAAGTCAACTACCTGCATCAAATCCGATGCCGTGATTGTCGTAGCTGTACCTAGTTGTGAAATTTTGGTTCCCATATTTTTATTATCCTTCGGTTGTTATAAAGTCATCGGCTTCGCTAACCACTGATTCACCTAAGGGAGTCGGAGGAACAACGATGTCACTTCCACCGCCTCCTGCACTTCCAACACCCCTAAAGATATTGCGGTTGATCCCGATGCGTGCTGCGACGTCGTAGTTGTCAAACACGGTGATGTCAGAGTTGCGTCCATCGGTCTCCTCTAGGCGAGCCTTAGCCATCATCTCATCACGCATGATAAGACTCTCAAGTTCCCTAGATCCCACAAGGCGCGATTGAAACACCCGTCCAGCCTTGATGGTGATGTAGCGTCTTGCTTGTTCTGGAAGATCCTCCCAGTCCAAAAGGAAAGTCATGTCCACATAGAGGTACTCTACGGTGAACGTCTTGCTGTTCATGTAGCGATCCCAAAGGTTCAAGCCACGCTGAACTATGTCGTAGGTGCGATCCACAGCGTCCACTTGAAGGGTATTCGCGGGTACTTGGAAAGTTCCAGCAGGGATTCCTTGGGCGAGCTTGAAGTTCTCTACGGTGTTAAATTGCCAACCGTCTGATTGGACTTCACGGCTTACTTCATCAAGGATGTTCTTAGCCAACGCTGCGGAAAGCGGAAGAGCTGAAGCGGTAGCAATGCTGTTAATAGGAGCCTCTCCGATATAACCAAGCATCGTATTAACTGCTTCTAGTTTTGATGTAAGTGTAGCCATGTAGATCTGATTTTAAATGTAGTTGTATAGAACTTACAGCATAGGTCAAGGCGTGCTTGATCTACTGTGTAAATCCCAAACAAAAGCTCCCCTCCCAAGAATGAACCTAAGGAAGGGAGCCAAGTGGGGTTTTATTGATTAACCAATAACGACAGCAGCTTCAGGACGGAGAACACCGTGGCCCATAGCGTACTTAGCAACAAACAGAGTGCCTTGGCGCTCGATTTGATACTCAGACTCGGTGGCAAGATCAAGAAGCTTGACCGTACCGATAGCCGATGGGTGAGCAACAATCATCTCGTAAGACGAAGCGTCGGTAGCGTTGTAGCCGATACCAGAAGCACCGAAGACATCGTTCTTAGCGTTTGCATCATCTGCATCAGCGGAAGCAGCAGCAACCGTAACGGTAGACAAGTGATTCGACTTGAAGATACGGATACCAGCAATCGTTGGGATTTGACCCGTAGCGACGTTACCAGAACCACCGTAGAGGTTATTGATAACAGTCTCATCCGATGCAAGCAGCGTGTAATAATCACGAGGCTTCAGGATGGCGAAACGCTCGTCCTCAGGGACATCCTTTTCATCCAAGCTTTGAGCAGCCAACATGAGTGCATCAACGATCTCAGCAGCGGTTGGGGTAGCAGCAAGCTTAGAAGTAAGACTTGTACCGCCGTAACCACCAGTGATAGTCGTAGCAGTCAAAGCAGCAGCCACAAGGGTCTTCATCGTTGCAATGTCGAAACGCTTTGCAAGAGCCTTACCGAGTTCCTTAGCGTAAATGCTACGGACATCGTAGTGGTTCTTGAGTTCATCAACATTCGCAATGAACGTCGAGGCAACCAACAGGTCATCAATAGTGATGATACGTTCTGCGTGTTTAATACTGCTAAGATAACCAGCATCCGCATCAGCGATGTTCTGACCGGGGGTGTGATATTTAGCAGTTGCGATTCCTGTAACAGGGAACTGAGCAGACTTACCGCTTTGAATCGTCCGCACCATGTGCA